TAAATTAGCTAATAATGTTGCATCATTAATTCTTCCTGCAGCAGTTGCCATTGCAGCTAAAGCCGTATCTACGCTTGTGTCTACATTTGTTGCTGTCTCTGCTAACTCTGTTACTGCAGTGTCTACCTGCGTATTAATTAAGTCGCATATAGCTTGAGTTTCATCTAACTCTGTATTTACTGCAGTTAAGGCAGTAGTAATATCTGAGTTAGTTTGTATATTATTCATTAATCTTTGTAAAGAATTTCTGCTAGCGTATAATACTACTGCATTTTCTGCTTCATCTGGAAAGTTAGCTATTGCACTATCACTGTAAGCAACAGTTATTCCAGCGTTTATAAAAACAACTCGACTGTCACTTGATGCAACGCTTTGTGGATAAGTATTTAATAAATCATTATGTATAATATAAGCTGGGTCGCTTGTTGAAGCATACTCCATATAAGAAGAGTCAAGGACTCTTCCCATAAAACTTGCAGATAATTGTCTACAAGGCATATATAGATTACTATTGCTTGCGTCTTTTCTCACTACTGTTAATATTTTTTTACTTTCTACGTCTATAGAGTCTGTAAAATTTTCATTACTTGCAATTCTTTCTAACTTATTAGCTGGCAATACATTTAAAACAGAACGAGCACCGTCAGTCAACCAACTACTTAAAGCTGTTGTATCTGATATACTTCCAGTTAAATCTTCTATTTGTACTTGAAATGTTGCCATTATCTACCTTGTCCTCTGTATGGTTTTATGTAATTCTTTGTACTCATTTTATTCCCCATCTTTGTATTCTTACTCATACCTTGTCTAGTCTTCTTCTTACCATTACTTCTTCTAGTTTGTTGTGCTAGTCCTCTCATTAAAAACTAATATTCTCGCCTATTCTAACTTTTCCTTTATCTTTATCTATCATATCAAATATTTGAATATCATCTTCGGAAGGGTTTTTAAACTCATTATTAAAATCATCTTCTGCTTCTTCTTCTGCAGTATAAGGTAAAGTTTTAAAATCTCCATCAGTATTAATAAAAGGTAGAACTGCATTTAATTCTTCTAATACAGAATCTGGAATTGCTTCTACAGGATTTGCAAAATCATTTTTTAAAATTCCAAAAAATCTATCAATAGCTTCTCTTGAAGACTCTTCTGAGCCTAATACTTGTGGGTCTTTTTGTTCCTTCATTCTTTCTAACTCAGGTTCTACTCTCATATTAAATTCACTTTTCATGTGAGGAATATTAGTTCCTTGCTCTAGATTGTATCTATCAATGTTAAAGTTTTGATAACCAGATGTAAATCTTTTCATAAAGTCTTCTTTAGTATTTTCAAATCTTTCTAACAAAGTTTTAGGAAAATATTTATCTTGAAATTTATTTATAATTTCTAAAGCTTCTTGTCTTTTAGTATTTTTTTGTTGTAACATTTTTTAATATGCCTTTATTGCCATTTTTCTAACGACAGCTTTTTTATTTTTTTTAACCTTAGCTTTTTTTCTTTTAGCCGTTGGTTTTACTTTTTTCTTTGTTAGTTTATACATCATCTTTCCACTTTACCTTACTATGCAAGTCTTTGTTGGCTTGCAAGTCGTTTTTCTTTTTTGTCTCTTTGACATGGGTATCCATATCTTTTGTTCCAAAACTTATCTGGTCAGTTCTAATAGCCTTAGCCCATGGAGTATTTTCTCTTACAACAAAACTAGTTTGCCATTTAGGTTTTGCCGCTCTTTGACCACAAGACCTACAATTAAAAAACCTTTCTGGATTCGGCTCCTTACAATGCTGACAATTCACTATTATCCTCTATAAACTATTGCAGTGTCACTAGAACCCATAGTCACAGCACTCCATCTACCGTAAATAGTAGTTCCTACTGGAACCTCTATTGTTGATAAACTGTCCCAAAGCGTTGTATCTACAGATGTTGCTGAAACTGTACCACTTGCAGTATTATCTGCAATTACTTCACTACCTACTAGTACTATAATTGCAACATAAGTATGTGCGTTAACTGTTTCTCCACCAGCTACAATATCATATCCAGCTTGTCCTAGCTGAACATTCCCTGCTTCACTAGCTGTATATTTCATTATTCCGTTAGCCATTGTTTTCTCCTATTAGTTTAAAATTTTTTAGGTGTTTGGGGTTATACCTTTTTACGAATAACCCCACAGTACCTTAAACTGCTACCCTTATTGATTCAGGTAATATTAACTTGTGGTTACTGCTCCATCTTTACCAGATTGACCATTTAGATACCAAGCACCTGCAAAGGCGTCTAGTTCAAAATAATCTCCTTTTAAAGATGCAGTTCCTAATATCACATTAGAAACTCCAGTAGCTCCATCAGCACTTGAACCTGGACCATCGTCTCCAGTATCAACTTCTATTTCGTTGATGTGACCGAATACGATAGCACTTCCAGCTACAATCGTTATTGCAGCAGTTGGTGTGTTCTCTTGAATCCAGAATTTATAGTGCATACCGTCTCCAATATCTCCTCCAGTCGGAAGAGTAATTGAAAAGGCACCACCAGAAGATTCTAGCCAGAAAACTTTTCCACTATCAGCAGCAACAAGAGTTCTTGCAGCACTAATTAGTTCTGCTTTTTTCTCGTAAGATGCCGTTTTACCACTATTTTCATTTAGATAATCACTTCTCATGTTACACTCCTTCTACGTTGTAAAGTGCGTGTGATTCTGGTAAGCATACTTCTAGTCCAGCTTCAGTAACAATCATGTCTTTTCTTAAGTCCTCATCTGCAGCTTGTACATTTGTTTGAACTTGAGTGTCACGATTAATTCCATTACCGATTAACGGTCTATAGTATAGTTTACTCATATCAGCCATTACCATTAATCCAGAAGATGAGCCTCTAAATAGAGGTTCCTTTACTAGATACATTGAGCCGTGCACAGTATTAATTTCCATTAAGTTGTGTCCGAAAGCACCTTGTGCTTTTTCAATGTTATATTGGTAATTTGATACATCATTTACAGTTGTCGATGTACCATTTATCATAGATGAATTTGTAAATCCATCCGCACCCATTTTGTTAAAGAACGATACCACTGGCAAGGAAGCTAAGACAAGCTTTTCAGCTGCTCCACCTCTTGCTGGGTCGAATATTACTTCCATGTCAGATAATAACCTATCATATGTCAACTCTGAAGTTGAACAGGTACGAGCATACGCTTTTCCTGATGTATATGAAAAATCAGTAGTTCCTCCTACGAAAGTACTATTCTTGATGATATGTCCAACAAGACCCTCTGAATATTGAATACCAGATTGTCTTGCTTTTTGATTGAAAAGAAAAGCTCTTTCCATATCTACCTTATGCTCTCTCATCTTTAGAGCTAAGACACGTTCAAACTCATTACTATAGCCACGCATTCGTGTTGCATAAGCAGTGTTTGTAATTTCAGCAGCAGTTTTGAAGATTTGAGTATATCCAAAATCGTCATCTAAGCTGTTTGAAAATACGTCTGGCGAACCAGAACCCTCTGCAAATGCACTACCGATTACTTGTACTTTATCGTTATTTGCTAGTACGTCAGAACCTGTTGCTCCAGAAAAACTGATACATTTTGCTTGAAATCCTGTATCGGTTCCATTATCTGTTGGTGCATTTTCGATTCTAAATATAGCGTTTCCGAAACCAGCTGCATCGGTGTCACCAACTGTTCTCACAGCTATTACCATTCCTTTAATAAGCCAGTCTACAGAAGCACCTGCTGTATCATCTACGATGAAAGCATAAGCCACTCCTGCTACTACAGTTCCTACAGCACCCTTCATTAAAAACTCTCTACTTGTATAGTCGATTTTGCTTCTATCTTCTAAGAATCGAAACAAAGAATCGTCAGTAGGAAGTTTTGCTACTTTTGATAAGTATACGAAGAACGGTGATTCTTCAGGTGCTAGTTCAGCTATTCTGTCCGAAAAGTTATAAACTCTTCTTTGGTCTAGGCTTGTTCCAGCATCAGAACCAGTAGCTGTATTTACAGCATTATATTGATTTGCTGTTAATTGTCCACTTGTTATTGCCATTTTTCCCCCTTTTAGGTATTATTAGCGTTTTATTCCCTTACTAATGCTAGCGGAGGTTGCAGCGTTTAAGATATTATCCCACATTGAATCTTGTTCACTTTTACTTGGAACACTTCCACCTTGCAATACCCCTGCGGTTCTTGCTTGGTTTGATGTATCTGGTCTATTTATTTTAGGTTCGGCATTATATTCGCCTTTATTCATCTTAAATAATTTAACCAGGTTGTCTAAAGGAACAGATTCTTTTGGTGCTGAAGTAAACTCCATAAATTCCTGTACTTCGTTTTCTTGCATACCAAAATCTTTCTTCAATGTGCTCATAGTTTCACTTAGAAACTGCTTTTGTTCTTGCCCTCTCATAGCATTACCTACTGCACTATTTATTCTACCTTCTTCTTCTTTAACTCTAAAATTATAAGAAGATGAACCAGGTTTATTATACGCTTCCCACGGATTGAACTCGTCTTCGTTTAACTGCTGTGCTTCAGTCGTTGTATTAGCACCCTTATTCCCGACAATATTATCTCTTAAGTTTTCTACAAGGTCAGGTCTTTGCTCTAGTAAATTAATTAAAGGTTTGTATTGGTCTAAGTGTTTCTTTTCCGTAACAGCCCTGTCATACATTGACTGAAATTTCTTAGCTTCTTTTTCCCACTCCATTCCTTCTCCTAAAGTACCTTCTTGTGTCGACTCAGCTTGAACCCCATCCATGGATTCTACAGCTTGAGTATCGGTTGTTGATGTTTCATTATTCATTATTACTCCTTCGATGTCTCTTTCTTTTGAGCAGAACTACGTACATTGGATTCGATTACTTTAATCTCTCCACGCAATTTCTCTAATTCGAGCAACACCTTGTCGTTTAATTTGTTTTTATTAACACGCCTATCGGCATTGGCGTTAGCTTCTATATCGTTTAAACGAGTCTTAAATTTCTCAACTTCAGTTCGTTTTCTATCCGATACAGATTCTCTTGTGGCCGTTTGCAGGTCTCCCTGTAAATTTTTTATTGTTTCACCCATTGAAGCCATTTGCTGTTGCATCTGCTTTCTTTGATTCATTCTTGTCAGTATACCTTCTTTGTCAAAAATATCTGGGTTTTTCTTTAATACTTCTACTTGGTCTACAATACCCATTTGATATGCCTCTATATATACAGCTAATTCTGCATATTTACTAGTAGGTAGGGTTGAGCCAGACTCAATACCAACATCATGTTGTTCTAGATTGTGTCTGTCTTTTTTTAAATCAAATATAGTCTGTGTTTTGTCTGAGTATATTTGAGCCATAGCTTCTGACATATCATTATTTGGTTGTGCAAGTCTAAATAATTTTTCGTGAGAGTAATGGCTTTTACCATAATTATATAATACTTTTCCTAATCTTTTAATACTAAATTCTATATCTCTTAATTTTGATTTAGGTCTTTCACTTCCAAGAGCAATTAATCTTTCTGTTCCTCTAGCAGTGTCAGGAGCCTTATCTCCAACTCCTTGCATTATTTCTGGAATACCAAAAATAAAATTAATATAAAATTCAGCTTGTTGTATTAATCTATAAAATTCTCCAGTTAGTGGCTGCGGTGCTGGATAATGAGGCTCTCCTTGAGAAGAGTCTATTTCAATAACTGCATTTGGGTTAGCCCAATCTTTCTCTAACTGAGACACACTTTCAACACTTCCTATTGGAACCATTAATTTTAATCCCGCAGATGCTTGTGCATGAGAAAGAGCCAAGGACCAAAGCTTATTTAGTAGTCGTTGCATTGGCCTTGCTCTTGAAATGTCTGAACGAGGGTAAGGAGTTTGAGTCCATACGTTAGCTATTGGAACGATAGGGTAAACATCAGTATTCAAAGTTGTTTCATATAGAACAACTTCACCAATACTGGCTGTAACTTTAACCCTATTTTGATATACCTGTGTAATATCTACTTGTCCCATTTCTATCATTTTTTTATTTTCTTCTAAGAATGAAGAAAAATCTGCTTCGTCAACAATAAATTCTTCTCCAGAATCGTTCTCTCTTAATATATAATAAGGAACTTTAACCTTATAAAATCTTTCTAATATCTGATACCTAGCATCGTGCATATCAGTATAGCCTTTAACCTTGTCTGGTGTATACATATTAATGCTTGATGCATTAACATTGTCTGGATAGTCTTGGTTTAAACTATATGCAGATATTTGATTTATTAATGGCTCCATTTTTTCTTCAGTCTCTGGGTCTATTTCAACTCCTAATTCTGGATACAAATTCAATACTTGGTCGTTTGTTAATATTGTAGATAAAATAATATTATCTGCATCTGTAAAAAATCTATCTCTTGAAGATGCTGGTACATAAATTCTAAAAGGGTCTACGTAAGAAAACTTAACATCTCCCTTTCCAAAATCTGAATCATAATCTACATAGGCATAAACATATCCTAGGCCTACAACACAATAATCGTGTATTGCTTGTTTCATTTGTGCATCACCATCTGAGTTTTGCCAAACAAAACCCATTATAATTCTCCATAAGTATGCTATCGAAGAATCAGAATCCTCTCTAGGTATAACAGTAAAAGCTGGAGGCCTTGCTGTTAACATACTTTTTAGACGCTCTACCGCTGGAGATATTCTATCCATAGGAACATCTGCCTGATTTTTTGAAGCTAAGTCGCTTGATTCGTCTGCAGTAAAATGATTTCCTAAATAAAAATCTATATCTTGTCTAGCATCTAATTCCCAAGCTTGCCTGTCGTTTTTATACCTATCATAGGTTTCTTGGTTTTTTAATGCTCTTTTATCATATTCCATTTAATGGCCTTATTGTATATAAGAAACGACACAATGCTACGTTGGTTAATTTAACTCTTTCTCCTCTGTTAATGCAAGTAAAATGTTGATAAGATGTGGATAACTTTTTTATTTTAGTGAGCCAGTTATCCAATTATATACTTTATTTGCTTTTAATGAGGTTGATTTACTTACAGAATCTCTTAACTGTGTTATTTCAATCGCTGTACTGCTTGGTGGTTTTGCAAAATAATCTGCATAATACAAAGCATCCATCAAGTCATCGTTCTTTGGTTTGGGATGTTCAAAAAATTCATCCACTATTTCTGTCATATGTTTTTTTATAAACAATTTTTTAGAATTAACAATAGGACCAAGTGATGTTTCTAGTCTATCTTCTTTTTTAATTCCATATGGAGGCTTAACTCCTTTAAATATTCCTGGCATTAATCTTCTTTCTTTATGAGAAATTCTAGTTGTCATATCTCTTACCATTTCTTGAGCTGCTACGGTTTCTATTGTTACTCTTCTAACTGGAGAATATTTTTTTGCCATTTTAATAATTTCTTCTGCCATATCAAATGCTGGTATTTTTTCACGAAAGTAATCTAGTATATATCTATTCTTGTTTGAATCAATACCCATAACCATAATAACTTGATAGTCTGAAGTCGCACTAGCTGTTGCTGCTAAATCTACTCCTAAGTAAACATTAATTGGTATAGCTTCTTTGTTTCCTACTAAGTATGCATAATTATTTCTTTTTTCAAAAAAATGATTGTAGTTTTGTATTCTATCTATTTTAAAAGCAGCCGATTCCGAGTCACGAGCATCATTCATATATTCTTGAGCAAACTTATTAACTAACCCTGCTTCAATAAATTCTTTTCTTTTATTTTCTAATTTTTTTAAAGAGAATTGTTCTGGCCATAAAGCAACTCCATCTTTAACAGCTCTGTGAAATGTTACATCCCAAGGGTAACTACGATTATTTTTACGTGCATCTCTAACACCATCATGAATATCTTGTAGGAACGAATCGTAATGTACAATCGTACCAGTCAACCAAATCCAACCTTCATTTCCTGGTGTCTCTTCTAATGATGGGTATACAGTAGATACAATCCATTTCTTTAACTCTGCTCTTCTTTCAGGAGTTTTTGTATTTAGCTCTGATTCAAAGTCATCAAGAATGATTCCAGTGTAACGCACACCTACTTCTGCACGACCACGCAATCTCTGAGCAGAACCTTTAGCAATAATTCTATCGCCTTTAGGAGTAATAATATCTTTTTCTGTCCATCGCTTGCCTACACTACCACCATCCATATTACCAAAGTAGTAACGAATCATTTCATTTTCTTCAAAGTGGTGTCGTATATACTTTAAATGGTCAACAGATTGTCCTTGTTCCTCTGATACCCAAGCCACAAAGTTTTGTTTATCTGTTTCGGCAAATAAAAACTTATGCATAATAGCAGCTTTAGATAGAATACTTTTCCCCATACCACGAGGAATGATGTTACAAATACGTGCTCCAGGTTGATGTGCTATCAATTTCTTAGCTAGGTCGTAGTGGAACTGAGGACTTTCACTCTTATGTAAAAAGTCTTGCGGTAAGAATACACGACCAAAGAATATTAAATCTTTATATGCTTTAGCTAATACTTCATCACGCTCTGCCATTACAGACGGAGGAGGAATAATATTAATCTTCTTGTTTTCCATCTTTTATTAATTTCATATTGCTCATCTCTAATATTTCTTCTTTACTAAATCCAGTAAACGCTTGTCCTAATAATAGTGATTCGCTTTTCTTTTCTGGATACATACTCTGTATCTTCATAAAATTTTCTAATGCACGTAACTTGACCGCATCAGATGTTTCTTCGTTTTCAACAATATTTTTTGCTTGCTCTAGTGTCCATCGTTTATTAATACCAATATCACTTAGCAGTTCTTCTATTTCTTTTTCCACTTCTTGTTTTATCCTTGTTTGTTTTAAGAGTACATACGATTTATTTTTTGCAGTTTTTTCATTATTAGTTTCAAAACAGTCTAAGTATGCTTGCATTGGCATTTCTCCATGAGCAACCATCTTAACAAATCGTATCTCTCTCCATGTTAATGGTTTTTCTTCTACGTTTGTTCTCTTCATAAAAGAATGGTAATCTTTTTTTGGTTCTCCTTCCATCTTTCCAGAACCAAAGGATGGGCCAAGCAATGTAACAAAGTAATCATCATATGCTCTGATATGCGTATTCTTCATTTTCTTAAGCTTGAGTATCTGTGTAACTTGGTTATCGTCAGTAAGAACCCAATCGTTTTCTTGTCCTTTTCTCCAGTCTTTAACTAACACTGCGTCAGGAAAGGTAGAACGAAATTCTTTTTCGTCTTTAAATACATAACGAGGTATACCTTTAATAATCCTCTTATGCATTATGCTTCAACAAGATTACCCCATACAGTGCACTTGCCATTAACAATTTCAATGATTTCCACTTGGAAGTTTCCATTAGGAAACCAAGTAATAATGCTGAATGCATGGTTCCAATTATGTAATCGACCACGCAGCCATTTGTTTTTTTCTCGAGACATATCTTTAAGACATCCAATCCCCCACGCTCCGATTGTTCCTGCATCAAGTTTTGTTAGTGTATGTCTTTGTACGTCATGTGTATGCCCGTACATAATATTGGCTCCATATGTCTCGAGATGTTTTTTGGCGTGGTAGGTAGTAGCGTATGCACCATGAAGAAAGTTAATCTTCCCAATCTTTAAGGGAACATTGTATTCATAGTATTTATACCCACGCTCTTTTATTCTACACGCTTTAGGAAATGTATAGTCTTTCATATACGGATACTTTTCTACAAAGTTATCCATCCATATCTCATGATTGCCTTGTAGCATATATCTTTTTGAAACCTTATGCTTGTCTAGTTCAGCATCAATTCTATCTAATCCTTCGTTTACATCGTCAATGTCTTGGTCACAATAAGGTAGTTGGTATTCTAACGAAGGAAGCTTTTTGCCTTTATACTTCCACGCTGAGAAGTTATGCCACTCTCCTACATCTCCAATGTTGATATAAATATCAGGTTTGACTATTCCGATTGCTTGTAGTGCACACGATAATGCTTTCTCATCGTGTAGAGGGAAGTGTATATCGGGAAATACTATCGCTCGTTTAAGCTTCTGCTTTGGTTGTGCCATGAAAAATCTCCTTAAATTTATCTTCATCTATCATTTCAGGCTCTTCTATATTTGTAATGATTTCGAATAATTCAATTACGTACTCTAGAACTACGGGATTCGGTGCCAGAATCTCTGCGTCTTTTAGTTTTAAGACGATATGTTTAAGGCGGTGTAGTGCTTCAGGGAGTTCCATTATTTTTCTGGTTTATCGTGGCTAGCGTCCTCTTGTTCTTTACTATTTAGTTCATCTGTAACAAACTTAATATAGTTGTTAACCAAGAATCTACGCTCTGTTAAATCTTGTTCCATACGCAAGCAACTTCCTGCAAGCTGGTTAGCTCGTT